GAAATGATTTCGTTGAAGCCAATGCCAATGTTATTGCTCGTTTGCTCGACATTCCCAATATAGCTGTTTATGATGAGATGTATGAAATTAAAAGCTGGATAACCAGTACTCTTTCCGGTGGTTCGAGTACCTGGGTTTCTGTTCAGGATGCTTCTGATTTCACAGCTTTTGAGACTGTTCGCATTCATAACAATACCACAGGTGCCTATGAGGATCGTGTTATTCTCTCGGTTGATACATTTACCAACCAGTTACAGATTGAATACCCGACGGACAATTCATACAAAGCTGGTCTCGATTCTGTTGCCATGCGGAAATACTTTGTGCCGGATAACAAGATTGTTTTCATGTCTACTTCTATAGACGGTGAAGCAATCGCAGAGTACAAACAAGCTCCGTTTGGTTTAGGCCGTCAGTATGGTCTGCAAACAGACAAGCATGAAGAATGGGACCCGGAAGGTATCTTTATCCGAGTACGGGATAAGGGCCTGCCCATTCTGTATCATCGTGATGCTATTTATTCTATCGAGGTTGCTACTACAGCAGCAGCATCCGCAACGTCCACAACCACAACTTCGTCTTCGACTACTACCACAACTACTGCTTAATAGCGGTTGTGTCAATAATGGGAGTGAAAATCCATGATTGAGAAAATAGAAATAAAGAAGACTTTGAAAGCAGGTAAGAATATATGGGAGGAGGGGACTATTCTTGATCGTAAGGATGGTCCCTTCCCTTCCGATATTCTTGAAGAAGTTCGCCTCAATAGAGGTACCGTCGAAGTCATAGAAAGAAGTGAAGGTATTTCGATAGGGGATATTCCCAAAATAGTTGTTGATAATTCGAACCCCACTAAAGTTAGCAACATCATTACCAATAGCAATGTTGAAATTAAATCACAGCCAGTAGTTTTGAGGAGGCGGAAGTTATGAATACATCAGCTTGTACGGCTCTCTTGAAGCAGGAAGTAAAAGGACTGACATCTTATCTTGTGAGTGCTGATTACAAGAATGCCCAAGCTGCCGCTTCAAGAGATACGGGATGGGCTTTACCTGTTACCGATTCTTTTCAGATTCAATGGTATTTGAATCGATCTAAACGCTGGTTGATATATTATCTTTGGACAGAAAGTGCTGCCAAGTTCCAAGTTGAGCAAATACACTTGGAGCACAAATTTAAGCACTATGGTTCAGTTTTAGAGCAAATGGATCAGGCTTTTGTAGATATTCAAGATGCAAGACCTGATATGTTTGCTGGTGTAGATTCTTTCCATTTATTCGGAACCAAAGTCGATGCGGGCTTTTCGTATGGTTCATTAACGGGTAGGGATGAGACTTACCTGGAGGCAAACAAGGTTGATTTCGGACCAAATGAGAATACATAATGTCAATAGGTCTTGATATAAAAGAAGTTCTTGCCGAAGTAGGGCAGGCCTATACGATAATACGAGATGCAGGAAACGTTACTGGAGAGAACACCTTGTATGCCAGTAACGCTCAGGTTACAAAGCCTTTTATCCGTGAGTTTTTTACTGAATGTTGGTTATCTTATGATTCTGTAGCAGTTGTTGGTGATACCATTTTATTAGTAGTTCCCGGATCTTATCATTTTGTGATGAATAAGTCTCCGGATATGCTTGAGAATGAAATATGGAGATACCAAGCTGTTCTTTATAAAACCAATGTAGTTTGTGATATTAGGCGGCCTACGAACCCTAATTATGATCCTCAAAATTATCATAGGGCTACCACGTGGAGTTATATCAAAGAAAGTGCCAGAGCATTAATAACAGCACCTTTATATGGGCACTCTCTTGAAACAGATGAGGAATTAGCTTTATTGGGCTTGGAAATGCATGAGATGTATGTTCCCACTTCTTGGGGAGTACAGCCCCTTGATAGAATCGTCCTTTCTGAATCTGTTTATTATCGTGTAGAAACTGTCAAACCTAGACGTTATGATGGAATGGATGTCCTTGAGTTAGGAGAAGATAACAGGGCTTCATTCTCTACTACTACAACAACCAGTACTACTACAACAACCAGTACAACGACAACCAGTAGTACAACGGCTTCAACCAGTTCAACCAACTCGACCTCCACAAGTTCATCAACTACCACTACAACTACAACGATATGATTTATGCTGTAATTGATGGTAGTGACCTCAGAAAGGTTAGGATGGCAATATCTCGTACCGTAAAAGAGATATTCCGCCAGCAAAATAACCTTCCCCGCAGTTGTGCCATTGAAGCACGGAACCTTCTTATTGGAAATATAAACAAGCAGTCTTTTCTATATCAATCTTATAGTAAGGCCTATCGTAAATGGAAAATTAAGATGGGCTACCCTTTGATATATTGGAGATTAAGAGGAGACCTTGCTAATAATATCAGATTCTTTAGAAAGTCAGCCGCTCTTACAAGCATGGACCCCAGTGGGAGAAAAGGTGGGGTTTCTTGGATGGCGGGAGTTCCCGGTGGTATTTATGACTCAGGTGGTAAAAATTGGTCAGGTTCGGGTGCTCCTACTCAAATAGCTTTATATGCCCGTGTCAATGAATATGGTAATAGCAAAGTACCTGCCAGACCATTGTTCAGACCAACTGCTTTGCAGTACAAGAAAGCATATCTTCCAAAACAAGGTATGCGCTCTCTATTAAGGATAAGAGGTAAATGGCGATGAAGATTTTAGATGTCCAGGCAAAAGATATCCATGTCACTTTTGAAGTATCATTAACGGAAATAAACATGCTGCTTGATTTCTTATCAAGAGCAAAGGTAACATTTGATGGTGCAGAAGAACCCGAATTCAAAAAGACCTTATTGTTTGTCCAAGATGAGTTCTTTCCGATTTTAGATAAATTAACTGAGGAGGTCAAAAATGACCTTGGACCCGACAGCCCGGGAGTCCAACTTTCGTGATAGTTGGAAGAAGTTCTTAGTAGATAACATATATACCATTTCAGGTGTACAAGTTACCTTTGATCGAACAATGGCTACTCCTTACTTAACAGGGCATAAAGAGACAACAAGATGGGTGAATGTTCGTTTTGGAGAGTTAAGCAGGGGACACTTATCTACGGGTTTTGTAGAGATATACTGCTGTACGAGACAGGACAATGAGGGTTTTCGTATTGCTCAATTAGGTGATCTTGTGATGGGGTACTTATCAAATAATACAGGAGATGGTATTATGAGAGTTCCCTTTTACCGTAGTCATTCAACTCTTCCCTGGGAGAAGATAGGTGGGATTGTTGTACAGGAGATTATTGAAAGTGCCCAGTTTTTAGCTGAAGATGAAACCAAATACAAAATATTAACTATCATATCAAGGTTTGCGAGCATAATATAATGTTGAATGATGCAAAAAAGGAACCACGTGGTGTTCTGTACAAATGTGAAAAGTGCGGACAGCCCCTGGTTGAAAGACTTCAGAATGGTTTATGGAAGTTCAAATATGGGCGTGGTAGAAAGAGAAACCCAAATACGAATACAACACAGGACTGGAATTCTGTGTTTATATATATTCATGGATCTTTGAAGATCCGCTGTTTTAGGATAGAATGTGGCCACTGGCAAGTGTTCAATTACTTTCCTAAATCCAATCGACAGAAAACCCCGGCGTCAACAGTAACTTAATAAAGGAGGTGATACTATGGCGAGAACAGGTCCTATTACAAAAGATAGTTCAACTGTAGCCCTTGGTTTGGCTCAAATTCGAATTGGTACATGTGAGACTTATATTGGTCAGATTCGACCGATATTAGGTTTGGCTGCATCAATTGGTGCTTTGGCTGATACCAAGTTTATGTCTACCGTAGAAGTTTTCAAACTGGAATCTGGTTTCCCGATGTTGGAGGATGCTGTGTTTCCACTGAGAGAAGGATGTTCCCTTGAGTGTGGATTCAAGGAAATAACCCCTTACAACCTTGCCCTTGCAAGAGGACTTGATCCTACTGCAGGTGGTTATGCCGATGAGCACTTAGGTAATATTGGGTTGGGTTCCATTGCTGCCCCGTTGTCTGTCAGAATGGAAGCTATTTATACTTACCCAGATGGTGTAAATACCATGACTATTGTGTTTCCGAGGTGCCAGGTAGTTGCAAGTCTTGAGCTTGACTTTGCTTCGGAGGAACCCGCGGCTGTTTCCATTACCCTTGAGTCAAAGAGGGCTGATGGTGCAACTTCCTGGATTAATGAAGCAGGAGGAACCACAAATGGGCATACTATTTGGGATGCCCAACCGCTCGGAAGAGTACTATGGGATGATGGTACAGGTAGCACAAGTACCTCTACTACTACAACCACGTCATAAGGAGATTGATCATGCCGGAGATCGATGAAAGCCGACTCAACCCTCAAATTAGGAAGCTCGAAGTAGGAACACGTTCCCTGAGGGAAATAGAGGTATATCCTCTATCATTAGCTGATGAAATTAAACTGTCGAAGATAATTGGAGATGGATTAATCTCCTTTTATGAAAGTAGCAAAGGAGATGTCTCCAACGAAACAACCGTCAACTTTATATTGGAAGTTATTATCAATAACTTAGGGGATGTCCTTGAGATGGTAACGGAAGATGTAGAGTTGTCGGAAGTTTCGAATGACCAAGCTTTAGATATAGCAGAAATCATTTATGAGGTAAACTTTGAGACTGTAACAATAAAAGTGAAAGGCCTCTTCGAGAAGATTCAGGACTTAAAATCGGGGAGGCCGTCTCAATCGTCTGTGAAAAGTACCCAGGGTACAGACTCGAACACTTCTACCAAAAGAGCTTCATTGAAGGAGGAGTTACAAGAGGGCAGTTAATTGTCCTATTAGAGTACACTCTAAAGAGGGAAGAACTCCGAATAAGGTTTCAAGCAAACATACATGGTGCTAAGTTAGCAAAACCGGACCCTGTTCTTCCCACAAAAGAAGCACCCACACCAACTAAGTTTGGTGACCCAAGTGATTATGAACATCTGTCAAAAGAGGAACGAAAAGAACTTACTCAAAAGATGAAAGACCTTCATAAATCAGAAGTTGGTGGTGGTTTAAAGGAGATTGGAAGGTGACATATGGCCGTAGGTGATAAAGACCTTACTTTAGGAATCTTATTTAAGGGGCAAGTAAATAGTGTTATACGCAACTTGGATAAGACTCTTAATCGCTCTCTTGTAGGGCTTAACAAAAGCCTAAAGACCTTCTCTGCTAATGCTAATAGGATGGCAGACGTAAACAAGAAGTTTACGAAGTCTTTTACCCCTTTGAATAAACAATTAAGTGGTATGTCGGGCGCCTTAAATCGTATTTATGGTGCCATGCGAGTTACCGCTTCATATGGTATAGCTGCCTCAGCTATATTTGCAGTTACAAACGCTTTTCGACAAGGCATAGCTGCTATAGTTGATTATGACCAGGCTTTGTTTAACTTGAAAGCTATTACCAATGCTACTGAAGCAGAAATACAAGCAATGGGAGAGGTTATTACAGATGTTGCCAGAAGAACTAAGTTCTCGGCATCTGAAATAGCTGAAGGTATGGTTCTATTAGGTCAAGCAGGTTTGACCGCTGAGGAATCAATTGCTGCTGTTGGTGCCACCGCTGATCTTGCTTCAGGCACTCTTTCTGACTTCAGAACTGTTGCTGACCTGGTAACTACCACAATTCGTGCATTCAATATTGATGCTTCGCAAACAAGCAGAATAGCAGATGTTATGGCGAATGCGATCAATAGGTCTAAACTCAACGTTGATAAATTGAGAGTAGCATTCAACTTTGTTGGTGCTGCTGCCGCTCAAACAGGGCTTTCTCTTGAAGAAACAGCCGCATCCATGATGGTTCTTGCTAATGCTGGTATACGAGCAAGCACAATTGGTACTGGTTTGCGACAGGTGCTTGCCCGCCTCATGGCCCCGAGTAGAAAACTCCGAGATGAATTTAAATTACATGGAATTGAACTTGATTCCGTAAATCCCAAATACAACACCTTTGCAGAGGTAATGGAAAATCTATTACCTGCTATATATGACACTGAGAAAGGTGTCATTGATATGTCAAAAGCATATACTTTGTTTGGATTAAGAGGTGCCCAAGCTGCTGCTATTTTAGGCAAATCATTTACTTTGGTAGGTAAAGGCAGTTGGGAAGAAATGCATGAGGCTGTATATGAGTTAGGAGCAGCTTCACGAATGGCACAAACCCAGGCAGAGGGTCTTGCTTTCAAGCTGAAGAACTTAGCAGACAGGGCAAAGAATTTAGCTATTGCTCTTGGTGAGGCTGGTCTTATTACTGTTATGAAAGGACTGGTTGATATCCTGGCGAAGATAATTACAGGATTTGAGATTCTTGTAAAAGACCCCTTAGGTAAAGCTATACTGCAATTTGGAGCTTTGACTGCTACTATCCTCCTTACAACTACAGCATTAAGGGCTTTAGCTGCTGCTTTCACCATGCTTATGATTAACTTTGTTGGAATGGGGGTTCCTAAATATATTGGGTTACTATCAAGGACTTTTTATTACCTTGTTGCAGTTGTTAAGAAGTTATGGACGGTATTTGTATCATTTGTCACAGTACTAAGTGCTGTAGCTACTGGGATAGGTGTTGTTTTATTAGCCTGGTATAAATGGGAAAACAGGGCGAAGAAGTCTTTAGCTACTACCCGAAAGATGATTGTGGATGTAGGCAGATTAAGTACGGAGTTTGATGCTCTTATTGGTGGTTTAGATGCTCTCCATGATAAACATAAGGAGGGAACAAAAACAAACAGAGAGTATATACATTTTCTTAGGAGGATGCTTACTACCCATGAAGGATTAGCAGATAGGCTTGACATAACCAAAATGAGTTTTGAAGAGGTTCGTGCTGAAGTAATAGCTTTTGATAGGGAGATGAACAAAGTTCCTAAGTGGACTGCTCAAATGGAGGAGCTTACTGATATTATGGCGAGGGTAGATGAAGTAAGGGATGGTTGGTTGAATAAATCCTGGCTACCTTGGTTATATCAGAGTGAAGAAGATCGTATAAAGGAAATGAAGGGACTATTAAGTGATTATAGGACATCATTAAAACTTACCCAGCTCGAAATAGCTGAATTTGGTATGAGGCATGATATGTCTGCCGAAGCCATCAAACATCTTGCTTTCGAAGTTGTTCAGTTTAAAGAAATAACAATGGAGGAAAAATGGGCCTTTGCACAAGTAGTGGTTGAATTAGTAAAAGTGAACAGAGAAAAGGCGAGACAAAAAGCTCTTGATCTGGAAGCTATAGAAGTTAAACAAACCAAACTTGAATACGATAAATTATATTACACCCTATTGGCTCGTTATGAAACAGATGCAGCTAAAAAGGCCAAAGCAATTCTTAACAAGGAATTGAAGGACCTTGATGAACAGTATGATGACAAGATTAAAAAGCTGGAAAAACATGAAGTACTTGTGGCTAAATTAAAGAGGCAGAAAGCGGAATTAATTCTTGCTGCCGAGAGAAAGTACGTTCAATCTATATCTGCAATTCAGTTTGATGATGCTATGGCTGATTTGAAACGGGAAGATATAAGGGCGAAAGCAAGACTTTCAGCAATGAAAGCTACCAATGTAGCATGGGCAACAGAGAATAAGCATTTCCGTAAACTGGAATTAGAGCAAGATATTAATATAGCCGAGAAGAAGGTATCTAATCTAAAAGCCCGCCAGGAGGAAATGCTAACTGATGAAAAAGTATCAACGAAGGAGTTTTTAGAGATTGATACTAAACTTTGGGAAGCCCGGTATGCCCTTTCCGAGCTTTATTATGACAGAGGTAAACTTTTAAAGAAGCAAGAAATAAAGGACTATAATGAACAACTGAAATACCAATTGGATACCACAGAGCGGTATACTGAAGAATGGATGGCTCTTTTTGAGGAAGCATATAAACGAGGGCAAATTAGTTATGCCCAATATATCGACACCAAAAAACTCAATGATGCTTCTTGGGGAGAAGCTTTCAAGATAGGGCTCGAAAAAGCTGCTATAGATGCTGATAATTGGAAAGAAACTATGTTGCGTATTGGTTCAGAACTAAATGATAAGTTAGCAACTGGTATGACCGATGCTCTTTGGGATTTTATAGATGGTACTAAATCTGCAAAAGAAGCTTTCGCAGATTTTGCCCGAGATACTGTACAGTGGCTTGCTAAAATAATCATCAGGCAAACAATTCTAAATGCTTTGCAGGGTCTGATGGGTGGTATGGGCAGTGGCCAATCTGGAATGCCTGCTGTAATGGGCGGTATGTGGGCTGGTGTAGACCATCAAGGTGGTATAGCTGGAAGCGGTGCTTCCCCTGTAAGAGTAGTAAACCCTGCTGTATTTTCAAACGCTCCTAAATACGGTGGGGGTGGTATAGCAGGAAAAGATGAAGTTCCTATTATAGCACACAAAGGTGAAGGGATATTCACTCCTGAGCAAATGGCAGCTTTGGGAAATCAAGAAATCAATATTGTGAATATTACGGACACTAAACTGATAGATTCATACATTGCTACACCTCGGGGCAAGCAATCAATATTAAATGTGATAGGCTCCAACCCATCAACAGTTAAAAGGATGCTTCGATAATGGATCTCGAACAACCAACTGCATATTTTGTACACCCTGTTTACTGGGGTTCTGGTTTTAATTACGGAAGATCCTATATGAGTTCAATAACAACGGCATTAGTTGGAGTGGAACAAAGGTCTTTATTACACCATTATCCTAGAAGGGAAATTATTTATGATGTTATTACCAGAAACCAAATAGAAACATACCATATAAAGAAGTATTTGAAAGCTTACCTTCATAAAACATGGGGTGTTCCTATTTGGGTGTATGGTATGACACTAACACAAGCAGCAAGCATAGGTGCTTCTACTCTAAACGTAGGTTCTACGCAATGGAGAGAGCTTTCCGCGCTATCTTATGTTCTTTTGTACACAGACTATCAAACTTACGAAGTGATACAGGTACAGAGCTTTACAACGAGTCAAATAACAACTGTAACCAACTTAACAAGCAGTTGGGGAATAGGTACTAAAGTGTACCCTGTTTTGAGAGCTAATCTTTCGGCTGCCCAAGAGTTTGGAGCAAAGGTGCCCGAAGTGTTTGCAATTAAGATGCACTTTATTGAATCATTTAGAGGATACAGTTACACATGACCCTTTCTTTTACTGACTATAGATACAAACCTGTTTTTCATGTTGGTCCTATTTGGGAAGAATCCCCAGGTAAACTAAGTAGGAACAGGACTGATATAATTGGTACTACTTTTGGATACACTTACTCCGAACCTTTGTCTAACTTCCCAAACTACAGTACAAATTTCATATACAATTTTGTTGGTAAAGAAGATATTTCAGTGGTTAATGGCCTGTTTGATTCACTCAAAGGAAGAATTGAGAATATATGGTTCCCAAGTTGGATCGCTGATTTCAAGATAAATGGGGATATTGCTTCTACAGATACTACCATTGATGTTCTGACAACTGAAAATTACAGTGTTTTTTATCCACCAGGGAGAGGTACTGGTAGATACTTGTTTATTTATGTAAATGATAGCATATGGTTTGCTCGTAGATTAACAGGGTACACAGCAACCAAAATTAATATTGATAGTGCTTTAGGGAGGAATATACCTAAATCTCAGGTAAAGTTCATCAGCTTTTTGTATATGGGAAGATTAGATTTAGAAACAATTGAATGGATGTATTCTTCTCCAGAGGTAGCATCTACAAAGTTGTATTTTGTTGAGTTACCAAACGAATATACTTCCACTACAACGACAACGGCATAATTATGAAAACTCCATCAGATGAATATGCAGGTAAAGAAGAAGCCAAGATACGCAAACCCATTGAGCTTTTCCATTTCTATGATGATCTAACCCTTGATCAACGCTTTTGCAGTTCTGATATAGCTATTAGTTATGGCGGCAACACTTATGAGCCAGCTACTGTAACTCGTGGTCCTATTGAGTATAATGCAGAATTGGAAATAAGTAAGATGGTGGTAACTACTGATTATTTAAATCCAGCTGTTTCCCAGTTTATAGCACAAAGTCCTACTCAGCAAACCTGGGTTCAAGTTTTGAAGTTGTTTTCAGATCAGACCCCATATGAAGTTGATGTCATTTTCGTTGGACAAATAAGCACCATCACATTGTCTGGGACCAAAGCAGAAGCAACGGTAGTTGGATTTGAAGTTTATCTGAACAGACCTGCTTGTATCCTTAGATACCAAAATCAATGCAATCATAATCTATTTGATGAAGGCTGTGGTCTTTTAGAAGATGATTATGGGATAGCTAAATCGATAAGTTCTGTAAGCTCGGATGGACTGACCATTGATTTTGTGTCGTTGACTGAGGCTGATAGTTATTTCACTTTAGGTTTTATAAGAGTGGGCTCAGGGGCCACAGTAGATTATAGAATGATTGTCAGTAATATTGGAGATTCAATTAGTGTTCGGTATAAATTCAATACATCTCCTTCTGGAACAGTATATTTGTACCCAGGTTGTGATGGTGATCTTTCTACCTGTACTGATAAGTTTAGTAACGAAGACAACTTTTTGGGGTTTCCGTATATACCAGAGATAAACCCAACAAGAGTAAGGGTGTGGCAGTAATGTTCTATTTCGATAAACCAGAAAATATAGATAAACTGTCCCAAGCTATTAAAGGTTGGCAAGGAACCCCCTGGATGCTTAATGCCCGTATTAAGCACCGAGGAGCTGATTGTTCAAATTATGTGGCAGGGGTGTTGGTAGATAGTGGAGCGAGGAATAGAATTTTGATTCCAGCCCATTCAGATTGGTATTTCCTACATACCAAAGATGATGTATTAGTTGATGGTACCATAAATCTTGGTGTTGAGAATGGGGATTTCAACAACCCTAAAGATGGTGATATTATAATGTATAAAGTTGGTAAATCAATTGCACATACAGGAATATATCTAAAGGGAACAGTGCATCATTCTTTGTATGGAATGGGGGTTACTGATATGCCCTGGTTAAATAGAAAGTGGCAAAAGCGAAAAAGGTTTGTCTTTAGATTAAAGGATAGATCATGAGTGGTGGATCAATATTAGGCGGGGTTGTTGGTTTTGTTATTGGTGGATTTATGGGCGGTCCTGGTTTTAATTTGTACACAGCCTATGTAGGATTCACTATTGGGTATGGCATTGGCTCTATGATTGACCCCCTTGACCCAGATAATGATACTGGGGCACCTCCTGCTTGGTCTTTAAATGAAGCAAGCAAAGGTATGGAAGTAACTGATTTGCTTGGTATTTCTAAAATAGGTGGGAACATATTATGGTATGGAGATAAAGACAGAGATAAGGATGATGATGAATATACCTACCAGCTTACCTGGTGGTTAGGTATTTGTAAAGGACCCGTGGATGCTATTCTTGGTGTTTATAGAAATGGTGAAACTGTATGGCAGGGATATGAAAGCTTATCTGACAACCCCTCAGGTAAGGTTGTGTTGTCTATGGGGGATGGTATTACAGGAACCAATGAAAAGATAGATACCGTAAGATTTGAATATGATTCTAAGAACAATTCTTCGAAGGGGTGGAGGGAACAAGATGGTAAAGTTCGAATAAAAGGGTGGGCTTTTAAGAATTATACTATATCACCGCGTAGTATTGTTACAGCAGAGGCTATGTGTAGGGGCGGGGTGGATCGCTCAACCATGACTGACATTGAGTTTTTATCCTTTTGGAATGGACCTACCCTTGAGGAATACACTTTAATTACCTTTGACACATGGCCTGATAATTGCTCATTTAATGATGAATACGGCAAAAAGGATTTATTCATTTGGTTAACCTATGTTGAATCGTTTAAGGAGACAAGTACTGAAGGGGACCAAATGGGGGATGTGATCTTCTATTTTGGTACTGATGACCAAGTAGACACAGGTAGTGGTAGTGGTAGACCAACGGCAAATATGAGGGGCTTGTGTTGGGCATCTTTCCAGCATTGTTATTTAGGTGGAACCAGTGTTCCTACAATGAGTTTTATAGTGGCAAAGTACCCAACATTCAGTACATTTACAAATACCAATATTCAGGTGTTTGATGATTATAATCCAGCACATGCTTTATACTATATGTTGACAGTTCCAGGTAAAATGTCCACTGATTTTATTGATGTCCCTTCTCTCAATACTTTGGCAGATGATTTATATATAGAAGATATGGGAGTTTCGTTTTTGATGGAGGGCGGTACTAAGGTTTTTAGTTATGTAGAAAGCATTTTACAACATATCGATGCTACCATGACTTACAAAACAGACGCAAGTGGTAATCCTAAGTTTCATTTCAAGTTGTTGCGAGGGACAGAAGATACCTCAAATTTACCTACTATAAACGAAGGTAATTTGTTGGTTGAGCCAACCTTAACAAGGCCCACATGGCTTGAAACTCATAATGAAATAAAAGCCAAGCATTATGAAGTGTCAGGTTATATTGAGTATCCTCCTTTTCAATTTTCGATTACCACACTTTCTTATAATTTGACGTTTGCTTTACCTTTGAAAGATGGGGGAACTTACAATTTTATTGTAAATTGGGGGGATAATACAGCAGAAAGCACTATCACAGCTTATAATGATGGTGCGGCTACACATGTTTATGGTGCTGTAGGATCTTACAATATAACTATTAAAGGAATAATAGATGGATTCAGTTTCTATGGCCCAGGAGAGCATCCAGATAGAAATCTGATAGATGATGTCACGCAGTGGGGTTGTTTGAGTTTAGGCTCCTTTAATTACACCTTTTACAAATGTGAGAACCTACAAATAACTGCCACCGATACCCCTGACCTTGGTAAGACAACCTCGTTTGCAGGAATGTTCTTAGGTTGCGATGCTTTGACAGGTGTTCCTAATATTGGTTATTGGGATACCAGTCGGATTACATCTATGTTTCAAATGTTTTATGGAGCAGAGGTTTTTGATTCGGATATAAGTGGTTGGGATGTTTCAAATGTCACTAATATGGCTGGTATGTTTATGCAAGCTTATGATTTTAATCAAGATTTAAGTGGTTGGGATGTTTCAAGTGTTACTAATATGGCATCTATGTTCTATCAGACCTACCGTTTTGATCAAGATGTAAGTGGATGGGAAACAGGAAACGTAGAAGACTTTTCTTTTATGTTTTATAACACATCCGTTGTTACTCCTTGGTCTCCGAACTGTAGTAGTTGGGATGTCTCAAGTGCTATACTAATGCAGGCTATGTTTAATGGTGCAAACCCAGGTGCATACAGTTTGAATAGTTGGGATGTTTCAAATGTTACTAATATGAATTCCATGTTCGCACAAGCTGGTAGTTTCAATGGAGATTGTTCAAGTTGGGTTACTTCAAGCTGTACTAATATGTATCGTATGTTTTACTCAGCCAATCAATTTAACCAAGATATTGGTGGTTGGGATGTTTCAAAAGTAGAAAGTATGGAGGAGATGTTCCGTGGTGCCCAATCATTCAACCAGGATTTGGATCAATGGGATGTTTCGTCAAGTCTTAATTTCTATCAAATGTTTCGTGAAGCCCGTGACTTTAATGGAAGTGTAGCTGGTTGGACTTGGCATCCTAGTTTGACCAGTCTACATAGTATGTTTAGGCAAAGCGGCTTCAACCATGCGAGCATAACTACTTGGGATGTTTCAAATATAGCAGCCTTTGTCTACATGTTCTATTGGAATCAGGCTTTTAATCAAGATATAGGTGGTTGGACAACTACGAATATGCAAAGCATTGGTGGTATGTTCCAAGGAGCTTCCGCTTTTGAACAAGATATAAGTGGTTGGGATGTATCAAATGTCACCTCTGCGAACAACTTCTTTGAATCTAATAACATGACAACTGTAAATTATGATGCCCTTCTTATTGGATGGGCGCCTCAAAGTGTTCAATCTGGTGTTACCCTTGAAATGAACAACTCAGTATATACCTCAGGTGGAGCAGCAGCCGCAGCACGTGCCACTTTAATAGGTAAAGGGTGGGATATTGATGATGGTGGAGGAACCTAATGCCAGTAGATTTAATCGAAGCTAATTTAATTGTTTATGATCCTGCAAACAAAAGGATCCAGGGATATACTGCGTCTAAGAGTGTTAATTTGAATTTGTTCACTCGACCAGAGACTGCTTTTTGGAAATCAGATAGGTTGTTAAAGACAGCTTCTTATCCTCTCGCACAATTTCAATTTGTAACGAATAGAAAGTTGTTTAAGTTGCAGGCAGGAGATTTGTTCAATTTCAGTTATACCAATTGGGGCATCACTAATATGATCTGTCGGGTTGTCAAGATTTCCGAGAAGGAGTTAGGGTCTGAGGAAATTGATGTAGTTGCCCTTGAGGATGTGGATTATATTTCCAGTACGATAGCTACCTCTGAGATAACACCACCTACTTCTCAATGGGACACACCAACTGATTCTCTGGGAGATTTAACTGCCTTAACTGTTGTTGAACCACCGTACCTTATAGCTGGTGGAGACTATGTAAAAATGCTACCTCTCGCTGCAATGAGAACTGGAGGAGAAGTAGGGTATGAGGTTTATCAAAGCATAGATAGTGGTACCTCTTACAGTAAAATAGACACGGTTACAGCTTTCAACCCTTTTGGTGTGTTACTGAACTCTTATGATGTAACCCCAGATATAGATAAAAGGGTAGGTCTCACTGTTTATTTTACGTCAGGTGATGAAGGTGTGATTGGTAATATAACTATGTCTGAATTGTTTGGCACACTCAATATGGCAATATTGGGAGAAACAGAATGGATAACTTTTCAGACAATATCCCTTGTTAGTGATACAACTTATAAATTAGAAGGAGTTCACAGAGGTTTTGCTGGTACTGAGAAAACATACCATCCCCCAGGTACTACTTTCTTCTTTGTAGGTGACAACTTCCGACAACTTATTACTTTTGGTGATGAACCTACAGGAGCCACTCGTTTATATAAGTTCTTGCCTATTTCTTCTGGAGCTACTTTGGATATAGCCCTTGTCGATAATCCTGTGACTTACACATTTACTGGGTTTGCAAGAAAACCTTACCCTGTCCATGATTTTAGATCAAATGATAGTAATTTGTATTCAAAATATACGGGGGATAATGTTCTTACATGGGCACCAAGATACCGTGGAATTGGGGCTGGGATGGGTATTCCAACTTCAGTTACAGATGCTTCTCCTACACATGAAGGTTTCTTTCGGGTACGGGTTTATGCACATACCACAAAAACTGGAACACAAACTTTAGTAAGAACAACCAGTGGTTTAACAACCTATACTTGGACTTATGATTCTACCATGAACACGGCTGATAATGGGAGCCTGTCTCCATTTCTGACTTTTGCTGTGACAAATTATAGAACAGATGGTTCAATTGAATATGAGTCTATTTCCAGAATCATTCTTGTAACAAAGGGGTAAAATATGGCTACACCAAAATACGATATGGAAACGGCTGACTACACCGCAGCAGGGTGGAACGCCATATATAAATCTGCAATGGAAGTTCTTGATGAAGTGGTAGACACTTGGGCATTAGTCACTTTAGGAGAGGATGTAGATGAAGGAGAAGCCCTTTACCTTCAAACTGATGGTTTTTACTATAAAGCTTTAGCTGACAATAGGAGGATGCCTTGTTTAGGACTTGCAATTGAAGACGGTAATTCTGGAGAAGTTATCCGAATGCAAAGAGACGGGGTTATGCAAGTCACAGGGTGGTCTTTTACTTCAGGAACTGGTGTTTGGTTATCAGATATTACCCGAGGGGCTTTGACTCAAACTAAACCAAGTACAGAGCAATTGATAGGAATTGCTATAGGACCAGATACTTTAGATATAAGAATACAAATAGGTAATATTGCTTCGTATGGAACAACGACATCAACTACAACAACCAGTTCAACAACAACTACTACAACAACCACAACGGTATAATTATGCCAACTTCTATCTACGAGTTAATACATGTTGATTATGGAACCACAGGGTGGAACCGTAAACTGAAAGAAAACATTGAATTCCTGGATGATATTATACAATCTGTCATGTTAGCAACTCTTGGTGAGACTGTTGTTGAAGGAGATGGTCTTTATATCGATAGTGATTCTAAGTGGTATAAAGCATTAGCAGATGGGACACAGCAACCTTGTTTAGGTGTTGCTACTGAAGGGGGTATTTTAGATGATGAAATTAGAGTTCGTAGGAAAGGGATTATTACTGTAGCCAGTTGGTCCTTGACACCAAGAAAAGTTGTTTGGTTATCTGATAGTGTTGCAGGTACTTTTACTCAAACTAAACCCAATTGGTTTTATCAGCCGATTGGATATGCTACTGATACAGATACCATTGATCTCCATATATCTGTTCGTGATAGTTCGAGCTATTCCACTTCGTCTACTACAACAACCAGTTCAAGCACAACGACCTCAAGTACAGCAAGTACTACAAGTACGTTTAGTACTACAAGTACGTTTAGTACGAGTTCTACCAGTACGAGTTCTACCAGTACAATGAGTTCAACCAGTACTTTTAGTACAACATCAAGTACAATGAGTTCAACCAGTACGTTCAGTACCACAAGTACGTTCAGTACAACTTCAAGTACAATGAGTTCGACAAGTACATTCAGTACCACATCAACTTTTAGTTCGACCACATCAAGTAGTTCAACGCTGAGTTCCACATCGACATCGACAAGTACTTTCAGCACCACTACAACGACAAGCCCGCCCGTATTAGATATGGATTATGCATCAGGTAATGGAAGCAATAACAGTCAAACACCAAGTGGGTATATTTACACAGCTTATTCAGGATCCAGTACTCCTGAATTGTTTTCTGCTGCTGGTACTGTCCATCAAATACAAATATACAACAATACAGCAGGTGGCAGGCTTAGAATTTGGAAAGGGACATTCTCAGGGACAACTTTTACTTTTGATAGCTATACTGAAGTTATTGATGTGGGCGGCTTATCAACTGGGTGGATCACTTTGACATCAGGAATAGACTTCACACCATTTGCTGTGACTGCATCCACCGGGCTTATTTTCTATACTCATTCTACTAATACAGAAGGATTAATACCTGGAAGACTTTCATCAGGCTACGCTGGATATAATACAAGTGATCCACCTTTTTCAACAGACTTGGTAATGAGTCAAAGTTCGTCAGGTTCTTTGGATGTTTATATACAAGGAGAATCTTCATAATGTACAAACCCAAACACTTCAAATTGCAAGAATGGTTTCCACCTTCGTATTTCAAGGCAATGTTTCCAATTTATGGCGATCTGCTTTGGTCCGTAATTGATTACAGGGCTTTGATAACTTCTGTTAGATTAAGGGAACGATATGATACTCCTTTCATAATGAACACTTGGTTTAGTAATAGCATGATGGATATGTACGGTGTTCACCAATGGAGAGGTTATAGAGATGAACATTCTCCTTATGTAAAGAACCCTAATTCAACTTTTGGAAATATATCTCAACACAGATTTGGCCGAGCCCAAGATAGTGTCCCAGTGAGTGGTGTTTCTGTGAAAGAGATTAGAAAAGATATAATGAATGATCCTTTTCATGAGGATTTTAAGTACATCAAATGTATAGAGGTTGATGTCGATTGGCTACATCTTGATTATAGGAATTGGGATAAGTTAAACAAAGGAATCAAAAGGGTGAAACCATGAATGATAAATCAACGGAAGAAAGACGGCGTGATTGCCATGATTGTGTATCTCATAGGGAACACTCTAAAGCGATTTCTACTTTGGAGAAACATAGCGATACTACTACGGCGGAGCAAGGAGATATGTGGAAAGCATTAGATAGCAGGGTGTCTTACGGGAACTTTAAATGGGGCATAGGTATTATAATGAGTTTGATTACCATAGTAAGCGGGATTAATTACTATACCTCAAAGGCTGCAACAACAGCAAATTATGAGACAATGAATCGGATACTTGAATCGAATCATCAAGTTGAGAAAGGGCTTATTGTGGTTGAGTCTGAAATAAAATCGATCAATGAAAAGTTAGTTATATTTAATGCAGAGCATGTACATTTTAGAAGTGCTCTTTTAAAGCTAATGCACAACAACGTTAAGAATAACGGGAAACCTTACGAATGAAAACAGATATTGTTTTTTGGGGAACACTTATTGCATCTGTATTATTTCTTGTAGCTGCTATTTTGTATTCCTGGGGCATTAGGAAAGGTATGAATGGTCATGTGGAAGATGCTTATATGGCTGTTCTGTTCTTAGCCCTTGCTTCTAATTACAGTTACTTGTGGGTTGCACGATTATTTATGTACCTTGACTATGATCAGTTTATGTTCTTATTAGTAAGGACAAAATATGTACCTCCTGTTTATTTGACTGTGTTGGTTATGGTTCCATTAGTAATTCATAAGTTTTTCAAGATAAGGAGGAAGTAATGGCCTTATGGGAAGCAATACCAATTGTAGGTGATGTTATCAAAGCTGGTATAGGCCTCATCGATAAAGCTGTTGAGGATAAAGATGAAGCTAATAAGATCAAAGCCAACCTGCTTATAGAATGGCAAAAGATAGACATGACCAAGTTCACGGAACAGCTAAAGGCTCAACGTGATATTATTGTTGCTGAAGCACAGGGCACACCACTTCAAAGAAACTGGAGACCCGGGTTGATGATACTATTTGGTTTTATCATCTTTAACAATTATGTTCTCTATCCGTATCTAAGCCTACTGTGGGAAGCAGCACCGTTGCTTGAAACACCACCTGATCTGTGGGCCTTGATCAAGATTGGTCTTGGTGGATATGTAGTTGGACGATCTGGAGAGAAAATAATGAAGGAGTTTAAACGATGACAAACAAGGTGTCTGTATGGATAGGAATAATCGTTGCTTTCTTTACTATCATAGGTGGTCTTTATGCCTATGATCTTAGAAAAGCTGATAAAGCATATGTGGATTTGGTAGCTATGAGGATTGACCAGAAGATCCTTAATGATCAAATATTTGCCCTTGAGAGACAGATATTTGACATTAGGATGAATGCACAAAAACTTCGTATTCCTCTTACACCAACTGACAAAAGATTTATAATGCAAATAGAGCACCAAATAAGAGTGCTCCGACAACAACTAAAAGGAGGTTCATAATGGCAGAGGAAATGAAAACACCCTTTAACTGGTACGAATGGATAAAAGAAAGTTCTACCATCCGAGGAATTATAGCACTGGCTACTATTCTTGGATATGGGGGAGCGAGGTGGGTCAATGCTGAAATGATGCAAGTTATCATTTTGGGACTTGGTCCTTTGGTCTATGCAGTTTATAACCTGGTTCGAAGTGACAGTACAAAAGCAGCCGTATCAAAAGCAATCGATGCCGTCAAAGACAAATTAGTTACCTTAGTCTTTTTCACTTTGTTTTTGCCCCTTTTATTGATGAGCCCTCAGGTTATGGCAGCAGACCTTGTAACAGCCCCAATGGCGGGAGTAGCTACTTATGATGTTGATGTTGATGGAGCCGTTGTGCAGGGGGTTGCCGCTGAAGCAGACGGTAGTTTGAAATATGATGTCGATCTATTACCTGCTGGAACTCATACGTTCAAAGTAAAACCTATTGGTCAAGGAGGTTGGCCAGCTGATTGGTCGGACCCTTTCTCAGCAGTAAAGCCTCCGACTGCGACTGGTTTGATAATTGTCCCGTAGAACCTCCTGACAATGGAGGTGGAGGCCCATGCTTTATAAGATTACTATAGCTTTTATCTGGATTTTACTCACTCTTGTTGGAATTGCTTTTATACCTGATTGTCAATCAGAGGAGATTCAATTCCCAATTATAGAGGGTGAAACGTTTTATCCTTTTACGGTTACAGTAGCTGGAAACTATGTCATCTGGGGCAGAGTGCAAGCCCCAGATGGCAGTAGTGATTCCTTATTTATCATGGTGGATGGTGATACGCTTGATCGAATATGGGACCTTAAAAGAACAGAACCTGACAAGTTTGATTGGGATGTAGCAAATGAGAGAGACGGGGCGGATCCTATTATATTTAACTTTTCAGTAGGTACCCATTCTATATCAGTAAGGCCCAGAGAAGATGGGTCTAAAATAACAACCATCATTTTGTCAAATGACATGAACTTTGTTCCCAATACATGGAGAATTACTATTGGATTCAAGCATTCTTATCCATCCCAAGTTGATTACTTTTGGATGTATTGCAGACGGATGGACCAGACATGGGAAACAGGGTATAAATGGAAGGTTACAAAAACAATGTCTCTTCCAGATGAAGAACAAGAATTTACAACCCCTGATATCCCTGCTGATATATATTATTGTGTAGTGGCAACCGCTGTAGATTATGCAGGAAATGAGTCTGACTTTCCTTTTGGGCCAACTGATGATGGACACACAGGTTGGGATTGCATGTTCGTTAAAGATGAAGATATGGAAATACAATGAGGACCCTATTCATAATTCTGCTTGTAAATATTGTCCCATCTTTGTTGTTTGCAGATAATATTAACTTTATATGGGATCCAAATGTAGAACCTGATCTTGCAGGATATCGTTTATATCGTAGCACACAGAGCGGCCAAGGTTATGTGATGATTTTAGAAATACCATGTGGGCCAAATGATATCACTTGTTCTGAATGTACAGATGCTGGTGTTCCAGCTGGAGAATACTTTTGGGTGGCAACAGCATTTGATACTGAAGGGTTTGAGTCTGACTATTCAGTAGAACAAACAACAGTTGTTTTAGGTAATGGTGAAATACAGAATTTGCGTATAATTAGTAGAGGATCTTGAAATGCGGATTGTCATTAAAAAAGGGTTAAGTTACTGCGGACGGGTCTGTTCTGCACACAGGCAGATCGGTTCAAAAGTTCTAACCGGAACTTACTCTATAAAAGATAATCCGCATTTCAATTCAATTGTATTTATG